CTGAGAGAGAGGAAGAAGAAGAGGAGAGAGAGAAAGGACCGTTATGTGGATCCCTTTCGGGTAACCCATCGACATCACAAGGGAAATCACCCTTTTCGATGCCGGTACCATATACTTCACATGCGCCCCACCGATCCACCTTCGTTGTGCCCGCGTTGTAAGCTCAATGCGCGACGATGGTTACGGAAAGACCATACACTCAACAGCATGCATGGGTATGATGGGTGGGGGCCGCGGGAACGAGCCCAGAGTGTCGGTGATAATGAGGGGATGCATGAGCGGCTGCCTAGAGCCGCCACCGTTCCTCCGGGGCAACACCCAACGGATGGGGAGCCATCACCGGGCCAGGTGTTCATCCAACATACGTGGACGCGCTATGGGGCCGTCCTGGGAGCGATTGTGGCGGCGTTTCTCAGCGGCGGGTACCTCACCCCCAGCGACAACGCGCAAGCCATTGGAGCGCTCAAGAGCGACGTCGAGCTGCGCTTCCAGAAACTGGAGGGGCGGTTCGACACGATGTTCGACAAGATCAATGAGATCTCAAAGTTCAACGCCAGGATCCACGAAATGGAATCCAAGATCCAGCTCTTGGAGCACAAGCTCAATAATCTCACGGACTGGCGTAAGGAGATGGATGTTCGATGGGCATCCGCGATGCACGATTGGACGAACCGATTTCAGCGCTTCAAGCGCAAGCAAAGGAGTAACGATGATGATGAATGACTACAAGAACCATGCCACCCCAACGGACCCCGATCCCGACTTCCCACCCCCGCCGCCGCCTCCCCCGCCCCCGCGCAAGGAGAAGCCCGGTAAGCCGACCGACTGAGTCATGATGCCCCCAATGAGATAGTCTCATTGGGGGCATTCTTTTTGACCCGATCCTACAATTGCCTCATGGCACTCCGCAACCAGCAAACCGGCATCTCCAGCACCTTCCGACGCGGGGCCGCCGACATCGATTCCGAGACTGGCTCGACCTTGATTGCCGAGCACATCGGCCAGGTCCTAGGCACGCGACAAGGGGAGCTGCCGTGGAACGCACGGTTCGGATCACGGTTGCACACCTTGAAGTTTTTGCCCAATGACGATGGGCTCCCCGCCCTTGCCGGAGCCTTGGTCCAAGAAGCCCTCACGGAATGGATGGATTCTGTACAGGTCTTGTCCGTCGCCACGGAGGCCGTGGATGTTCAAGGCGACGGCGATGGCCTACTCATCCGCGTCGTCTATCGTGAGAAGGTGACGGGGGTTACGGGCGCCGCTAGCGTCACCATCTAGTGCGGGCGGATCAGAACACAAAACCTCACCCACCCATGCAGTGTCCGTATCGCCCACGATGACAGCAAATGCCGAATAATGGGACAACCATCGGCTGAGTTCGAGGACATGCGTTACCTGCGGGCGCCCGCGCCAAGAGAATGTCCATCGTTCGCACGCCGTTGGGATTTCTCCGATACGGATCCCGATGTCATGCGTTGCGAACCCAGCTCGGTGCAAGTGGTGGTAGATGGCCTGAGTGATTTGCATCTCGGCGCCGGCATCGTTGGCATCGATATAGAGCTGGAGGTTCGTTCCAACGACAAAGCCGACCATCGTGTCACCACCGACACTCTCGGCCATTGCGGCTTCTGAAACCGCTGCCAATATGGTCCGCATCACGACATCGGGCCGGACGTTCCAATTCGGTGGACCCAATGGAACAGCAAGGGCGTCCGCGACCTCTACGGAACCTTCGATGCCTTGCTCAACGGCAGCATCGAGAGTCGTCGTCAACACGTCGCGGACGCCCGCGTGGTCGATGAGCCATTCATACGCCCGGAGTCGAGCCACGGCGCGGTTGTGCCATTCAGAGACCATCTCAATTCATGATCCAGTTGATCCCCATTTCAGACACACCCATTATCAAGGTGGTCACGACCGGGGGTGGTGGGGTGGGTTCATCGATTCTCAAGAAGTGGGTGTGCGCTGGCTTCATCAGTTCCGCGATGCTCGTGATTTGCTCTCTCTGTGCATCGGTCAATTCCACCGGTGAGACAATGTAGAACGAGTACTTGTCGTAAGATGAGCCGCTTCCCATGATGGTGGAAATCCCCATTTCGGACACGCCCATGATCCAAGTCGTCTCAAGAAACGGACATACGACCTCGACGGAGATCCCAAGAAAGAACAGAATGGTTTGTTCGATCCCAACCTTGGTGCCCTTGAGCCGGTAGATGGCCACCAAGACCCGGATCAACTTGCGCTTTTCATTCTCGGACAAGACAAAGTTGAACGGATTCCCGAGATCGCACAACATGGCATCGAGTACTGGCTCACTGGCGGTATCGGGGTCGAGTTGCAAAACCCATTCGTCGATGGAGCACAACAGGACGTCAACGATGTCTTGCAAGCTGTCGATGAACCTCCGCAAGTCGCCGGCCGCATCGAGGGACCAGTTGTAGTCCGGGACAAAGTCTTGAACTCGGAAATCTCTGTCCGTGGGCGAGTTCGATGACGCCGGGGCGGTGTAGCGGATTGAGATCGGACCACTATCATTCCCGGACGTATCATCGACGGATTCGGCGGCGACTTCATAGATGCGACCCACCGAGGTTTCGGTGTCGATGATGAGCTTCACGGCACGCGTGGAGATGCGTACCACAGAGACCACGACGGGCGTTATTGCCGGCAACGTGACCGCGGTGTATGTCCAGTTCGCGGGATCCAGGGCGTCATCGGCGACGCCTTCGTTGAACGTGATCACGACTTCTGTCTTGCTCAGCGCCGTGAGAGATTCGATCCTTGGCCCGGTAAGGTCTTCGGTGACGAACTGGTATGTGATGGGACCGGCGCCGCCATTCAGCGGTGCCAAAAACATCACCGTGATCTCGGTTTGCTCCGGCAGGTCATCCACGGGGTCAATGACGATCCCGATATGGTTCGGTCCAATCTGAGTCAGTGCCGACTCCGGGCCATCGAATGGGGCGACGAATGAGCCGGTGTCGATCGCGGTGAAATCGTCGCCATTGATGGACACGTTGATCGAGACATCGCCGATCGCGATGGGAGCATCCGCCACGGCTTCGAGAACGATGTTGTCGCCCACGGGATGGTCGCTATGTCCGGGCTCAGGGACGCGGTTGATCAGAGTGGTGGGCGACACCGTGAGGAACACGAGGTTGTCGAAGTACGCACCCGGTAGCTCCGCCAACATCAGGACGCCGGCATCGACCACACCATCGGCGTCCAGGAACGAGAGCTTCAGTGTGGTGGTCACGCTTGCCGGCAGACCATCGAGGTAGACAGCGATGTCGGTGTAGACTTGGGCATCGCCGGACAAGATTTCGCGAGATACGATGACCCCCTCGACGTCGGCTTCAAGGATCCAGCGCGGGCGACGAAAGCCAAGGGTCGCCGTGCCCCCTACAACGATCTCAGATTGTTTGCCGCGCTGGGTGCTCACCACGGTGACGCGGTAATCTTTGCTGAGCCGCACGGAGTAGATCCCGGAGAGGTCACGGGCGAGTACATCGGCGACCTCCTGGCCGGTGGCGTTCGCGATGTCCACGAAGTCATCGGTCGAAAGGGTGACGACTTCGGTCTCCCCGTCGGAAGTGAATGTGATGGTCTCGGCGTCGGCGAGCGCGAACACCGGGGGTGTGGTGATGACAGGGACGGGGACGCCGATTGTGGCGGCGACCATCCGAAGCAGGTTGTTCGTCCCGCGGGCCAGCTCCTGGCTATAGGCGACCGTATCACCGGGTGTGAACAATGACGTCGTGTAGGGGCGATCGCCGCCGAGACTCAGGACATAGTCGCCATCCGCTGGTGTGACCGACTCCGGGACGATACGCCCGTGTTCGAAGCCAATGCGATCGGGGAAAAATGTCGAGATGTCCGCCACAAAGTCGAGTTTAGATCTTGCGGGTTGCCGGCGGATGCGCTAGTGTAACGGTCATGAACACGCAGAACTACACCATCACGATTCCCGCCGGCCGGAATGACGTCATCACCAAGACCGTGGGTCGCATCAATCGTCGCCGCGCCAAGGGGGGTGACCTCAACGCATTGACCATCACGACGTCTGACATCTACACCGTGTCGGGACTGTCGTGGGGGCTGCCTCGCGATGTCGCCGTGGTCGATGTCACGATCAGCGGCCTCGTGTGGCAGACCCATGAATGGACGGTTTTGGCCAAGGTCGAGCATGCCGGGGACACCGCGGTCATCAAGTCGATCCCGGCGATCGGTATCATCGCCAACGCGGCCCGCAACGCCGGGGTAGAGATGGGTGTCAACGACGCGGAATCCGCTATGGTTGCCATGGACCACATGATCGAGACCGGACACGAGTTCACCGGGGCTATGGCGCGAGCGCAGATGATGCTCCTTGCTGGGGTGGACTGGAATAAGGTCCGCTCCACGGCATTCTGTGACCACTGCCAGACGAAGCGTCGCCGGCACACCACATTCGTCCTACACAACGGCGATACGTCGTTACAGGTCGGCTCCACGTGTCTCACGGACTTCGTGGATGATGGCGGCATGCTGGAAACCACGTTCAAGGACATCGCACGGATCGGCAAGGCCGTTGGCGAGATGCGGTACGTCGGCAACGACTACCCCCATGTCGTGGAACGGGACGATTTCATGGCGCATGTCTGCGCCGCGGCCCGCGTCTATGGATGGGTGTCCGGCAAGGCGGCGTACGAGCGGAATCTCATTCCGACGGCGTCTCGCGCGATGGTGTCCTATTGGGGACAGGATCCGCTTATGGTGACCGATGATGACCGGGCTCATGCCGAGCGGATGGTCGCCGCGGTGGGTGAGATTCCCGCCGGCGGGAATGACTTCGAGGCCAATCTCATCGCCAGTCTCAAGGACGTCTACCTACAGGACCGTCACACCCGCATCGCGGCGGCGGCGTGGATCTGGTACCAGAAGCGTCAGGACGACGCCAGAAAGCGGAACGGATCCAAGCCTGCCGGGGAGCACGTCGGGATCGTCGGGCAGTACGCCACCGGTGAGGTCACCTTGGAGAAGATCATCGACTTCGGTGAGAACGGCTACGGCGGATTCACCCGGTTGTTCGTGTTCCGTACCCAAGCGGGCGACAAGATGAGCTGGAAGACGTCGTCGTACCCGGAGATGACCAAGGGCGAGTGTTACACCATTCGGGCCAAGGTGAAGCAACATCGCGAGTTCCGCGGCGAGCCGGACACGTGGGTGACGCATGTGAAGGTCGTGTGATTCCGACAAAAAAAAAGAGCCGGCTCACCACCGAAGTGGCCCGGCTCAACCCATACACCATCCAACCCTTATGTCAGAACGGGCTCTCCAACCCGGTCATATCATGAGCTTACTTGCTCGCGGAATCGCCCTTGCGGGGACGCCCCCGTCCTCGCTTCGCTTTGGGCGCACTCTCGGCAAGTGCCGGCGGGCTCAGCTTCGCGGGGGTACCCAGAGAGGGCATCGGGGGTGGCGGAGGATTCTCCACCGGAACCGCGGGGTTCAATTCCGGCAGCTCCTGCCGTTCGACGAGACGCTGACGTGCCTCGATCGACTTTGGAGTCAACCGCTTCAAGGCGTTGGGGCGCGCGATGGTACCCGGTCGCTCGACCTCGACGTTGCGCTGATACCAGCGCTCGATCGCCGTGGCTTCCTCGGGATTCCGGGCAACGTCGAACGCCAGCTTGTAGCGCCCGCGTCCCAGTCGTTCCGCAATCGTCACGCTGTAGCCACTCGTGGTGGTGTAGGCAAGATGTTTCGCGACGTCACCCTTGCAAACCACCCACTCCTGAGTCGAGGTGATCTTGCCGAACCCGAGGATCGTGTAGGTCTTCATGTTCGGCTGGACCGGAGCAAACCGCACCCAGTAGTCGGCTTCGGGGGACCATTCTTCTAGGTCAGGATCAAAATTGTACATAGTTCCTCGTTGGTTGGAGTATGGGGATGATGTTAGCCGGCGATCGTGGAGGGCGACGCGCTAGCGACTACGGTGATGATGCCGTCAAGGGTGGCTCGGTAGTCGGTGTCGCTGACACCGGCGTCCAGATCCAGCTTGTCGGACAGCGCTTGCAGGGCCTGAAGAATCAAGCCCAGATCGGTCGAACTGTTGGCGAGGTCTCCCGCGGCGTCCCGAAGGATGGTCGCGAGATCCGACTCACCAGATCGCTTGACGACCTTGGTGCCGCGTTCAATGTTGTTTTGACCATCGAACGTGGTGGGGTAGATAGTAGCCATACTGAGGAGTTCCTCCTACTTGGAAAGTACCGCGAGGCGGAAGGTCGTGGTGCTGAGGTCGGTCGTCGCGGCCACCTCGACTCGCGCCGGGTCCAGCACGATGAGGGTGTCGTTGGCCTGGTCATAGACCGGCTCGAACAGCGCTGGAGTACCGGCGGTGTTGCTGCCGACATCGATGATCGCGATCACGGTGACGTTGTGACCCACCGCGGCCCGGACGAACGACTGGAACTCGGGGGTACCACCGGTGACGTAGTCGTCGTCCCCAGGGAACTCGATGACGTCGCAGTAGACCTGGAGTTCTGGCGATTGATGCGCGCGCAGTGGCGCAGTAGCGGGAGTAGAAAGTGCCATACTGAGTCCTCCTTACAGGCTCTGAACCTGGATCGCCTTCACGACCGCGGTTTCTTCGATGTACTTGAAATCCGCCCGAACCGACGCAATCCAGGAGACGGTGTCCGCGCGGTTGTCCACTTCGCGAGTGATTTTGAAGCGGCGCCAGATGCCGACGCCAACATTCTGCAGTGCGGTGAGGATGACATTGGTCTCATCGAGACCGCCACCCAAGTTGCTCGGCCAGACATCGATCGGCATGAGGTTGATGCCGTGCCAGCGCACGGCGTTGTAGTTGGTCAGCTGGTCATCGCCCAACTCGGTGGCACGAGTGGCCTGGGTATTGCGGGCGTTCTGATCGGAGTTGTGATCCGTCATGAAGCGCTGCGCGGCACGGTTCTTGCGGAACTCCACCGGCATGGTCTGGATCATCGCGTTGGCGACGTTCTGATCGAACACGGAGCCCAGGGCGTTGGTGACGTTGGTGGTCGCGGAAACCAGCATACCGTCGAAGGTGCCCAGGAGATTGGTCGGATCGACGATACTGGTATCACCGTTGACCACGACATCTTCGAGGTCGCGGGCGATGGCGCCGGACATCAGCTCCAGGAGAGTCGAGATGAACCGATCCCCCTCGATGTTGTCCTCCAGCACTTCCTGAGTAAGGTTGACCTCAGCCTTCATCAGCTGGGTGTCGAACTCCGCGACGGTGAAGTCCGGGGCACTGCGGTCGGCCTGGGACAGGGCCTGCCCCTCGACGCCACGGCGGAGGATCCGTTGCGCGAACCGCACCTTGTTGACGCGCTGCTTCTTGGCGCGCAGAACCTCGACATTGGCCGCACCCAAGAGCACGGATTCCTTCTGCATCAGGCGGACGAAGTTGTTCGCCTGAGCCGGGACAAGCTCACCCAGAGGATCCAGGATGTTGCTGAGACGGAGGTCGGCCTTCTTGATCGCTTCGGGCTCTCGCTGGGCCAGGTTGTTGATACTCATATTGCTATACCTCGTGGTAAGGGTTGTGGCCTAGCGGGCCAGTTCCGAGTCCCAGCCCAACGCGGGGACTTTGGCATCGAGTTCGGTGGCACGGGCATGCCGGGGGGCAGCATCCGCGGTGTCGATGGCATTGCTGGGTGCATGGGTGTTGATCCGGCGCGCCGGGGCCGCTTTCGCAACCGGTCGGGCTTCCAGGGCATCCACACGCTGAGTAAGAGCCACCACATGATCGAGTGTAGAACTGAGACCGTTGTCGAACTTCGAGACGGTATCAGCAAGCGCGGCTGCGACATCGGCGCCGGGGATGTAGGCCGGGAGATTCCCGCCGGCGGGACTCGCGTCGTCCGACTTTTTGAACTTCCCGCCGTACATCTTCTCGTACATACCCGAGATCTCATCCGGCATGACGGTCTGCGCCAGCTCGTTCAGAAGCACGATGGCATCACGCAACCGAGACGCATTCATCTTGCTCATCTTGCGACCGGCCTTGGACACGTCGGCGTCGTCACTGGCATCTGCCTTTGCAGCCGGCTCGACGATCGAAGTCGCACCAAACGCGGTGGCCAGCTTCATGAAAATCCCGGCGATTTCCGCAAGCTCTTGTCCGATCGCGGAGTCCAGGGTGCCCCCCATGGGGTTGCCATCGACATTGGCTAGGATGTTGCACAGCTCATCGATGCGCATGTACAGCTCACCGAGGTAGGAATGCACCTGCTGGCGCCCATGCTCGGAAACCGTAAGCATCTTCGTGATGGCGGCGCTGAAGTGTTGTCCCGCGACGAGAGCGGCGGTTGCGGCTGCCGATGCGGAACGGTCGATGACCAAGCTATCCCCGTCCACCTGTACGGGGGTCTCGGACTTGGTCAGATGAAACGGGTGGTCATTTGCGGGACGATCCACGATCGACACCTCCTGAACCGTGAGGTTCTTCAGTTTGTTCTGGGCCTTGCGGGCCCGGCGATTCGTTCGAGCTTTGTTCACGCGACACCTCCTACGGGCTCGCGGGTTCCACGGCCCCCGATGGAAAAGCCAGTGATGTCGCCGGCTTTGACGGCTTTCCAGAGGCCGTCATCGACGATCCGCTGGCACATCACCCAACTACCCTTGCGGATCACACGGCCGCCGACGTCGAAGTCCACGGGGGCGATGAACGTCTCCAGGATCTTGGCCTTGCCGGTGATGATCTCCTCATGCTGGAGACCGATGGCACCGGAGTGCTCCATGTAGTCGTGTGCCGCCTTGCGGATGGTGTCCGCGGTGACGACATCACCCTGGAGGTCAACGGTGTCCGGTTCGAGGACGATGCCGTAGACGATGCGTTCCTCATCGGGACGATCGGCTTTGTGGATGCTGATTTCCTGCACCCGCTCCGCGAGGTCGGACACCGCCTTGCGGACGTCCACACCCAGAGACTGCAGGGTCGCAGCGTCGGCGGTCGCACCCTTGGCGAGTTCCCGTTGGATAGTGACCACGGCACGGGTTGCAACCCTGGCATCGTAGTCAGACCAACCGGCTCGCTTGGCGGCGATGCTGGAGACGTGTTCCGCAAGGTCCGCGACCCGCTCCGGGATGACCTCATTGTCCGCCCGCTGGAGAATCTCGACGGGTGAAAGGTTCTGTCGGCAGAGCAGGTTGGTGACGGCATCGGTATCCGCTTTCATCAACCATCGGACATCACCGTCATCGGGGATACCGCTTGCGAGATACACCGCGGCGTCACTGTGCTTGAGGGCATACAGCGTCGGAGCGTCATAGCGCTTGAGAGCGGCGTCGAATGCGGGGGAGTCGGGATCAATCTGGACAAGCCAGTCTCGGGCGCCGGCTTCCGCGCGCCGTAGAGTTTCATCAAGTCCGAACAGGGACACGATGTTGGTGTCCATCACCAAGGGGTTCTCAAGACCGGCGACATCCGCGGCCAGGGTGAGATCCGACTTGAATGTAGGAACGACCGGGGCTCCAGGCTCCGGCGAAGGCAGGACCATCGCCGACGTCTCTTTGAAGACGACGCGGTGCAGTTCCTCACCGACGGTCTCGTTCCCGGACTTGACGGTCACGATGCGGATGTTGCTTTCCGCGACAATGCCGGATTCGACGAGAGCGCGCCGAACCGCGAGTTTGTCTTCGGTAGCCTCGCACTTCCAGAACTGGTATCGACCGGGGATGTCGGCTTCAAGAGATTCCGGCATCCCCGATGACCCATCGTCCGGCAGGTAGTTCGCTGCCACGGCCTCCCACGTCAAGACATGGGGATAGGATTTCATGGTTTCGCCTCCAGGAATGACGGTCAGGGAGTAGCTAGACACCAGAGTCTCACCGGTCTCAGGGAACACGACGTGATGTCCATGATTGGGAACATCGTCCGCCATCGAAGTGACGTATGTCTCGCCATTGGACCATGTCCCGGTGTGGACGTGCGACTGCCCCATCTCCGCGGCCGTCGTGTTCGTCGTTCCGTCAAATGGATCGACGAATGTGTGGACGTGCAAGCGCACTTACTTGCTCGCTCCGAGGATCTGCGAGTCGTAGCCAAGGGCGGGCAACTTTTCGAAATCGCCGAACGCCTTTGCGACACCATCGACTGGGGCGAACTCGGCACCCGACGGACCAACCATCGGGATCACCGAGGTCGCATCCGGCCGACCGGGGTTGGCTTCGGTGCGGGCATTCGCTTCCCACGGAACGACCGCAACATCGTTGGTCGCGATGCCGTGGATTTCACGCTGCCGCAGCCGGGGATCATCGACATCGAACTGCGCGTCCGGGGCCAGCTCATCCTCTTGATTGTGATCGTCGATCACCGGGGGTACCGGATCGGGGTCGGTGAGCTTCATCTCCGGCTCAGCCATACCGCCGGGACCATAGGTCTCGGTGAATGAGCCTACGCCTTCAATCGAATCAAACGCCTTGCGGATGACATCGAGATCGGCGAGGGCTTTGGTCAGCCCGTCCTTGAGCCCCCCGTCCGCCGACTTCGCCAACGACGCCAGGGTCTCACGGAGACTGTCCAGGGTGGGTTTCGCCGGGGTAGCGGGCTCCGGCGCGAGGGCGGCCAGTTTGGCCTCGAAATTCAGTGGCATAGACTTCCTCCGGTATGCCGAGTCAACATCAGAGGCCCCATACAAAAGGTCCGCCGGCAGAAGGCAGTCCAATGGATCCTCGGGATCAATCTCAGGGGTCATTCCCGCGGCGATCTGGGCCCGGACGATGCGCTCATGCACACACGCCCGGCTCAGGTCATCGGGGTAGATCATCGCGTTGCGCCAAGAATCCTCATCCTTGAAGCACTCGCGCGCCGTGTTGGCGTGGATGGCGTTGGGCCAGTCCTCGTGGCGTCCCGCCAGCGGGAAAATCAGGTTGACGGGATCGCCCCAGAGGTCCTCACACAGCGGCTCATCGCGCCGCGCGGCGGGCATGCCATCGAGTATCGCGATGTCTGGGTATCGGTCGTGGCGCTCGACAAGGGTGTAGAGCTTGTGCTCTGGGCTGTCGTCATGGGTTGGGATAGACGGAGATGGAACCGCGTCGCCGTAATGCATCTTTTCAACTCCCAGTTGTCGTTTGACTTGCGGACTCAGCAGACGATCTAGTGGGTCCTGCGGGTCGTAGCCGGGCTCGACGCCGGCATCGATCTCCGCTTGCACGATCCGGGTGTGGACGACCCCTTTAGTTTCGTCGCGCTCGTAAGCATCCGCCCCGTCCGGCCCTTTGAACCGCGACCGGGCATTTGACGACCGCTCACGGTCCGGCTCGGTGTCGCCGCGGTAGGCCAGCGGGAACCGGAGGTTGACGGGGTCACCCCATAGAGCTTCGTCGAGAGGGTCATCTTCCGCCGCGCTCAGCCCTTGGTCTTCAAGGACTTCGATCTCGGGGAACCCTTCGGCTCGCTCATCGGCGGCTTCTCGACGCTCCCCGATGTCCGCATCGGATTCGGGGATCTGCTTTGCAATTCGCATGCCATCGATTATAAGATGTGCATATAACGGGCCAAATCTTGCAAATCACGGGGGAAAAAAGTTCGAAGAATGTGTCGTTTTTTGTAGACGGGCGGAGTTAGCCTTGCTATAAAGAAAATCAAGGGGACGGAAGAAACCCCGCCACACCAAACACCGGACGCCAACAATGACCACTTTCAAGACCACCACCAGCAAGACCAACGGCCGCTTCTCCACCCATTGCGCATGGAACCAGGTCGCTTCTAGCTTCCACAACAACTTCAAGCCCGCCTTTCGCAGGACGGTTCGGAACGTCACGCCCACCGCGCCGGTTCAGATGGCGGTTGATGTCTCCGGCAATTACCCCGGAGTCGTGGGGGACCATGCGGTCATCGTTGCGACTGCAACGTCCACGATCAACAACCAGACCGTTCGCATCGGCCTCACGCAAACCAATATGTCTCAGTTCGAAGACCGCGAGTCGGTGGCGACGTGGCTCGTCCTCGCGAATCAGTCCTAGTCATCGGTGGCTGCCCATGTCGAGCGTTCCTTCTTGGGCTCGAAAACCTCGCCATCGAGGGTCACCCGGAGGGCATGGGGAAGCGTGTCAAGGGTCCGATTCAAGGTCCAGTAGCAATCACCGCGCATGTCCCGGAACAGCTGGATACACAGCATGACACGGCGCCGGAGTTCATGCGCGGTGATCTGGAGTAGCTGTACCTGATCGGTGTAGAATGACGCGACGATCGCCTTGAAGAAGCCGGCGAACACTTCCTTGGCCTCGCTGTCAGACCTTACGAGGTCCTGAAGTGAGCCGTAGAGGTCCTCGAATGCCTCGGGACCGATATGCTTGAGAGATTGCTGAAGGCGTGCCTTGAGGGCGGCCTGTTTGGGGTTGAGGATTGGGCCGGGATTCCCGCCGGCGGGACTGCTTGGATGGAGACTCATGCCTCCTATTTAGCAATAGACTCAAGCTCTTCTAGGTTCACCTTGAGGGCGCGGGCCATCATGACGCGCACTTCCTGCGGCGTGAACACGTCGGTCAATTTCTCGCCGATGGTGCTCAGAACCTTGGCCAGCTCCATGGGATCCGTGTGCTGGTTATCGACGGGATCGAGGTCCTCATTCAGGGCTTTGGAAAGCATGCGCCGGGCTTCGTTGATAGACAGCAAACCCGGCGACTTGTCCATCAAGTTCGCGATGGAATTGGTCAGCTCGATGGGGTCTGAACTCGGCGCCGGGGAGTTGGTGATGAAGCGCCACCGCGTGAAGCCGGCTTGGGGGAGAACGGTGTCGGTGACGAATGTGTCGAATGTTTTGCGCTCATCTGAGAACACTTGCTCATCCGCGATTGCGACGGCGGCTTGTGCGGTGGCGCGGTTGGCGTCGCGGCTATCGCCCCGGAGAATGGGGGAAAGCCGCCAGCTGCGCCCGATCTTGTTGGCGTTCTCGCGGTCGTAGTCAGAGAACAGGGCGTCGGACTGTTGCGTCCCTGTGAGTGGTTGAAAGCTCACCGCCGCTTTGCCAGAACCGTTGGCTTGCATCGCGAGGCCGCCCTCAACGGCTTCGATCACGACAAGACCGTGGAACTTCGCGCGCCCCCGGGCCTGAGCCTCCCAGAGCTTCTCCAGGCGTCCTACGGTCTTCTTACCGAGTCGGCCACCGGTGACCAGAAGCATTCCCGCCGGGGGCTTGCTGTCGAAGTAGTCGAGGTTGACCTCATCGGCCGCCGTAGAGCCCAAGACGGATAGGCGGGTGCCAGCCCATCGCGGGACGCCATAGACGCTGAGGGAGTCGTAGATCGAGAAGTGAATGACCTCCGTCGCGGGAACAGCATCGGCCCCCTCGGTTCGGTGGAGTTCGTCCTCACTCTCATACACGACGCCGGTCTTGGACGATACCGTCCTGGGATCGCCGAATTCCCGGAACCATACGGTATGCCCGCCGACCATCTGCACGAACCGCCGGACTTTGCGGGAATCGGTTTCGATGTCAACCGCGACTGGAGATGTTCGCACGACGCGCGCCACATCAACCCGCTTCCCGTCACTACGGGCAAGGCGAAATTCGGGCGACCTGAGATGTCGGATACGCGTGATCGGTCCCAGGGGAATCGACGACCCATCGCGACCGACCGCGGGGGCATCGTCGGTACCCCGCAAGATTTCCCAGTAGGCGTTGCCGGTAATCTCCAAGTCGAGGCGGGTGCGCTTCCGCAGCTCCGTCCAAGTGGTACCGATGCCAACCGATGCGAACCACCGGTCGAGATGGACACGCTCGATTCGTTGGTCCCGTGCAAGGATTTCCTTGGCGGCGGCGATGTCATCGTCACTCGGGGTCGCCTCATCATACGTCAACCCATCATCGACGCCCTCGGTGATCAACGCCGTCTTGATGATCTCATCGGCTTCCGCGGACGAGAGGTCAACGAATGGCTCCAGGACGTGTCCCATAGCATCGATGTTCGCGACCATGGCCCCGATGGGGGGCCGGAGGTGAGCCGACGTCTGGTACACCTCCGCAAGACGCACGGGGTCGAAGCGCGGGTCCAAGAGTTGGGCGCTATGATTGAGCGCCGTCGTCGGCATGGCGTTGGACTGCGCCACCCCCGGGACGGAGTACGCCTTGAAGACTTTGTCTCCGCCTAGGACGTAGCCGTTGACCTTGACCTCGTTGTCACCTTCTGCATTTCTCATGCCATGGTTTTAGCGGACGGAGGTTGCGACATCGGCGGAAGCGTGCTAGGGTAGGCCCATGATTGAAAACACCGCGACAGATATCGACACATTCATCGCCGCCATACCTGTATCGGAATGGCGTCCACTTGACGTCCACACCGTGCGGGTGGATGGTTCCTACAAGCTCTTGGGCCCATGCTACAGTGCCATTTCCCAGTCGGATGATTGGGCCAAGCACGATCCGATTATCTTGGTCGGGCCACATTGGGTTGCAATCGTCACCTCGTTCCGTGGTGTGCATGACTTCGACGATTCCATCGAGTTCTACGCCACCGACAAGGCATGGTCCACTGTGGGTGCTATCGTCGAGCCCAACACCGTACCGCTCCCTGATGTCGAATTTCCCGCCGGCGGGATTTGATACTTCTGGTTCAATCGTGTATCATCTCGTACATGTTTGGACCATTTCGTAAGAATGCCTACAAAGGCTCGACCATCACCATCGACGGGCAGACCTACGTCGGTAGCTCCGTTTCCATTGACAACGGTGTCATCACGATTGACGGTAAAACCGTCGGCGAAACCGACAAGACTGGAGACATCGTCATCACTGGCAATGTCGGGTACATCAGCACAGACAAGAGTGTGCAAGTGACTGGCGATGTTGAGCGCATCGACGCCTGCGGATCGGTACAGTGTGGTGACGTTGGTGGAAACGTCACCGCAGATGGTAGCGTGATCTGTCGTTCCGTTGGTGGCTCCATCAACGCTGGCGGCTCCGTGATCTCGTAGTTGTGTTCGTGCCCTTGCCACCCTATATGCACGGGTATGAGCGAACCCACGATCCCGCCCGAACCCATCTTCATCACTGTCGCCAACGGGCGCATCCCAAAGACAGTCACCAGCCGTCTTGAAAGTGCAGGTGAAGCCATTGGACGTCCCATCGTTGTCATAGAAGCGGTGTCTTCTGGCCTCGCGATGCAAGGTCCACACCCCGTGGACATCAACGTCTATGGCGTCCACGACAGCCGGCGCTATGACCGGATTGACGATCTCGGCTTGCACGTCGCGACGGCGATCCTTGGGTCACGGCCGGGCTCACTCCCTGAGTGGGAAGCCCGTATCGATGCCATGATCGAAGACGGATCGATCGGGGACAAGGTGGCGCACGCCAGGATCTCTCATCTCCAGGCCAAGGTTGATGCTTTGACCGAGATGGTTTCTGATTTGGGTGCAGTGGCAGTGCCGGCTATCGATCTCGATTCCGAGACGGTCGCCGCAATGACCCTGCACGATGCGGCGCGCGAGATCGTATTCCCGGAGCCCGATCCAGAATGGGATGACCCGACACTCATCGATCCCCTGTCACCTACGAGTCCGTCACCACGTCGTGGGCTCAGCTACCTTAGTCGAACCACACACGATGACTGATCTATGACGCGCGCATGATTTGCAGCTGTCGGAGTGCAACTAGCAGCTCCCAAAACTGGAACATGTCTTGCATGGTTTGATCCATCAACTGACGGTCCGACTTCAACAACTTCATGTGGTGCTCCGACAGAAGATCATGTACCCACGTGGACTCTATTGGTACGGAACGAGGCGGATTCATGACCCACCCCATGACCAGGGATAGGCGTCTTTGCAAGCGAACTTTGTAAATCCATCGCGTCTTCACTCGCAACAGGTACCATACCCATGCCCACGCCAGTTGCTTGGAACCCACCCCGGCGGGGTACATCGGACCAATACCAATGTCTCGGTGATTGCTGACATTCATCACTCGACGATACCTCACGGGGTCGTGCTCGGCCAAGACGTCGTACCACTTCACGCTAGACATCACGCCACCGCCGGAACACCGAGCCGGGAATGTAGGTAGGTTTCATAGCAGTCCCAGTGCGGTGTAGTAGCAGTGCCACGCCTTGTAGATGACGTCGTTCATGTCTCGGGGCGGGTCATCCAACCTTGGGAGATCTTTGATCTCAATCCAGTACGGGTACACATCACGGTTCGGGCCGAACCGCCACATCGCTCGGCAGGTTCGGTCGGCGTCGCCGTTCCATGTTCTCAGACCGGACCAAATTGCAATGTGGTCCGAGTCCAGGCCATATAGTCGCGCAACGCGTTCATGTGATGTCATGGTGGAACCGTAGCACATGGTCTGCCAAATGCAAGCATGCCTTTCCCGCCAGCGGGAATCATGATTCCTCTCTGAGCGGACGGACCTTCACGGAATGACACTTCATCCCATTCCGGGTCTCGATGTCGTCGAGGCGCAGTGCAGACTCATCCGTCCCGAAGTGCTTGACTCGAAGCGCGACCTCGTTCAAGGCAGCGACGGACCATCCGCGGATGCAATCTCGGACCTCTGGAGACAGCTGGCTCAGCGGCTCCCTATCCGTAGGGTCGAACCCCGGGGACTCCATGTGGAATGTCTCGTCGATGCTGCCGGGGCGTACGAGAGAGCCGTCAAGAACCTTGTCGTCGGTCCCGTTGTTGGCGGTGAGAATGGTGAGGAGATAGGGCTCACGAAGCAAGCGGTAGTCCGATGTCCCCAGGGAAACTTTGTCCACGTCGTCGAGTATGAGAATGAGCTTCTTCGATGACACAACCCTCGGTACATCAGTTACCATGTTTCTATTTTTGAGCATGGTCGCCCACACGATATGGTCCGCTCCAAGCGCGTCGGCGATGTACGTTGCAGCACAACTTTTTCCGACACCAGGACGCCCATGGATCAATATGGCCCGGCGAACGCCTGCATCAAAGAACGGTTTCGTCCGCGAAATGATGAGGTCCGCGGGTTCACTTTTGATCGGCGAAGGAATACTCGGAGGTATATCTTGCCCGTATGTTGCCATTCCTCGCCAATTCATGTGACCTTCTATCCACCGGGGCACCGCCCTCGATACCAACTGGGCAAGAAGTTCATGCGCGCGCTCACTGTCATGAACTGGGACTAAGACGCTGTATTTTGGGACGCGGCTATGTAGTGCCTCTGCGTGACGAAATACCACACCATCAACGTCGATCGTTCCGTTCGAAGCCGCCCATCCGCGCCCAATGCTGAGAAACAGAAACGTACACAAATCGAATGAATATCTGACAGAGACGTAGCCGTCAGTTGCATTACGATCCGCCCACTTCCCCAGCTCCGTGACCGTTGTTGCAGCGGCCCCCACCACAGCAAGGGGTGACGGATTCTTGAGCGCCCACGCCCGTCCCAGGGTCTCAGCCGCCTTGAGCGCGGGGGCGGCGTTCTTGTTGGCATAGCGTACCCCGGCGGCTACGCCACGAGTGATCTTGGACTTGAGGAGATCGAGTTTCATGGGGCCATGGTAGCGCGAATCGGCACGGGATGCAAGCCCTACATTGTGACTTGGACAGTCACATATGGTGGCATCCGACGCTCTTCCAATGCAGCTGGCGGGGTTACACCATTGACCAAAACCAGGGCGCTGGCCCGCATCCCGACGGGGATCTTCAGACCATCACCGTCGGACACGATGAATGTTGCCTCCGGCACTTGCTTTCGCAAAGGTTCGATAGCACCTGCCGGACCGTACACGATAACGCCATCACCCCTGCCTGCGGACCCGCCGAGTCGCTGTACGACACCTGCCACACCCTCGGAGTACTTGGGTGCCGGCTCGGGTGCCGGCTCGGGTTCGTCAACGACTACGCAGAGATTGGCATATTGCTCAAGATGAGCAATGGCCTTCTTCGAAAGGGTGCCCCCTTTGACGAGGAGGGTTGAACCGGGTGGGATGATCATGATTTCTTGAGACATACCCACCCCTATAGCCCATCTGTCGCCGAATCACAACCGGCGGGCCCGCAACTCAATCGTCGCCAACAAGATGTCCCAGAATCGGAACATGCTCTGCGCGGGTCACCGCAAACCCTTACACCCCGACGCCCACACCTGGAGCTTCCTCACGGCATCGGCGCGGTGACTGATCTCGTTCTTCAACTCCACCGGGATCTCCGCCCACGTCTTGCCACCGCTGCGTGCGGACACGAACACCGAGTCGTAACCCCAGCCGTCCGTCCCACGCGATGCGGTAGTGATTGCCCCATGCGCCACAGAGCGGCCGATGTAGGCTTCCTTTCCGTCTGGGCCCACCACTACCACCACGGCTTCGAAATAGGCGTAGCGGTCCTCTGGCGGCCACTCACGCATCATGTCGAGAAGGCGGATGGTGTTCCACTTTTCTGCCAGCGATGACTTGATGGGGACGCGAACTTCTTTGGACTCCAGATCCAGTGCATGGAACCTCGCCGACCACGGGCCCGGCATGCCGTCAAGATTGGGGACCACGAGACCGCTATCCTCAGCCATCACCCATTCCCCGGGGGCCATCGCGGCGTAGGCGTGAGCTTTCTGGCGGGCGTTGCCGGCGATGGTGTCTGCGGTCTCCGGGACATCGGCGTCCAGGAACTTGACGTCAACTCCGAGCCCGACAAGCATGTCACCGAACTCTCGTCGCTTGTTGGGATTGGCGGTTCCGATGTACATGGCTCAGTCTTCTGTGTTGGCAACGAACTGGTGAAACATGGTCTCGATCTCATCGAGCTGCGCCCTCTGCTCCGAAACCTTGATCATGGCCCGCTGCGCGAGGTCACATTGCCGGATCTCGCCCGCAGTATATGTCATATATGTGCCGGGGACAGACCATTCGAACCAAGTATCATCGGGAACGCCGGGGTCTTCCATGAGCGTCTCGAATCGAACGTCGTAGATTCGTCCTTCACTTCCGGTGAGGTTGGGGAGACAGTCATACGCTTTCCCGCCGGCGGGAACCGGGGCCAGCTTGAGTCGCAGATCTCGGAAGACGGCTTCCGCGCTGCCAAGGGCGCGTTCGACCTCGTGTCCCGGAATCACGTCAATGGTCGTTCCGTTGACGGCTTGAACGATGGCATACACCCCTGGCCAACTCCATACGGCAATGGCCATCCGCTTCACCGCGTCCGACGCGGGGCCGAGGTCATCGATGAGTGCATTCACCGTTTCGTAATGGCCGAGACGAATGGTGTCGTCCGACATGTACTTCGGGAAGATTTTGTAGGCCGTTTGAAATGTTTGATTGGTGCTCATGTCGGCGTTGTACCGCGATCGGTGGGGCAATGTCAAGCCTTGTGGTAGGGGGCGTCGGTGATGAGGGCGAAATGTGGCGATTTCCCTTGTGATGTCGATGAGTTACCCGAAAGGGATCCACATAACAGTCCTTCTCTCTTTTCCTCTTTCCTCCCGTCGCTGCGCTCCGTCCCGCGGGCCATCTCCGTGGCCCAGGTGATGTGGGTTCCCGTCTCGCGAGCCATGTCCTGTGAGCCGTCGTCCTCACATCTGTCCTTCTCACCCATGCGCCATCACATCGAACGGCGCCACGCGCCGGAGACTGGACCGATCAAGGGTGGGGACAAGAACTGAGATGACGAAGGAGGAGAAGAAGGGGAGAGAGGAGAGAGAAGAAGGACTGTTATGTGGATCCCTTTCGGGATGAGCCAGCAACGACGCGGGTTTCCTGGCCCTTGACGCATCCACCCACCGCGGGCTACCATGACCGCCATGAGCAATGACCAAACCATCCCCGCCGCCTTCCACGTGGTCTTCGATGATGACGTCGATCACATCGAGTTCGAGCACTTCGCCACCCGCGCCGACCTGCGAGCCCGCGTCAACCCGCCGGAGTATTGTGGCGGCCTTGAGCACGAGCGTGAGGCTAACATCGATGAGCTGGTTGACGAAGCATGGGCGGGCCCGGGCACCTACGGCATCGCTTGCGGACAACATGGGACTCAGCGGGTCTACAACGGCGGCTACATCCACGAGCGGCTCCGTGCTGTTGCTCGCGACGCCAAAGCGCACCTCGCGGAATTCTCGACATTCGTCACACCGGCGTACCGATTCCGCTTGTCGCCCCAGTGGGTGATGTGCGATAGTCACCCCATGAACACCATCAAGACACTCGAAGACCTGATCCCCGAAGCCCTTCACCCCGAAGAGTACGCGGCCCTCGCCGTCCTCATCCTCGACCAAGCGGGCATCAACCTCGACGTTCTAAAGACCGTCACGTGCTTCTGTGACGACGCGGGGGTTGGGGACATCGCCAAAGAAATCGTCGAGTGACGGGCGGCTGAGGGCGTCTGGTGGGATGTGACGTGCCCACGCGATGAGCTGGGTCTCAGTCGCTCGGAGACTTTCCCGCCAGCGGGAAATGGAAGTCTAGACACGCGGCGCAAGTCACACGCGTCTTGTCGAACGTCTGCACAGGGTGGGGCGATCAGCTCACCGCTGATGCGACCATCGCTACGATGTTCTCCGGTGTCGTCCGCGTCGGTCCCTGAGCCGTCAGGCCGACACGCCTCACCACGTCCCGTTCGTAGGACGAATGATTCAAGTACCCGTCGGGGCGATAGCACTTCAGCTCATCGATCGAGAATGAACCGGGTCCATGAAGTGCCGTGGGTTCGATGACATGGATGTTCCATACGCGGCCAGTTGAAGAGGTCACCCAACCGTGACAGATGACGGTACAGCCATGCTTGACAAATTCTTGTTCGATGGAGCGAACTACCTGGGGATAGGTCATGTCAGGACAGTATCATGGGCGCGATACGAGGTCAAGGGCACCAATCACGATTCGGAGCCGACCCACCACCCGTCGGGCCCGCATCGCGCCACGAACTCTTCGTAGCCGGCATCGTCGAGAAGTGCGCGCAGCATTTGGTCGATCAGCCATTGCGTCTTGTGTCGAGTCTTCACGTTCCCATAACTGGCGGCCAGCTCGACGGCGGTAGCGATCCGCGCGGTGAGGGTATCACGGTCGGATTCGTCGGTCGTCCCGCGGCGGACGAAGAACACGCCATTCCATTCGTCGATCACCACTTGCGGGTCCGTCGATACCTGCCGGCTGCTGTGGGAGCATTCATTGCACTCGACGCGGTATGGTGCCGCCTCGAACCTGTAGAGGCCATCGCCGCCATCACCGCCCGTGAGCGTTTCGACGACGGGCTTGCCGGTACAGAAGGGGCACGGCTTGACGGCGGCCCGGATCGTTTCCAGGTCGGCTGCTCTGAGTCGGTCTTTGATCGCGTAGATGTAGACGTCGATGGCGGATTTCAGAGTGATCCTGAGCTTGCTGTCAATGTCCTGAGATTCGGATAGCTGGAACAGGTCGCGCTCGTGGTCTGTGAATTCTGCGAAGATGCGGTCTTTCATTGGGGTATCGTATGATGGGGCGGAGGGTGGTGTCAAGTGAAGTTCGGCGGCTTCTACGGACGGCGTAGCGACGATCGCGTCTATGGGTGATGACGTCGGTCCCTATAATGGATGCATACATCACCGGGCCGCCGAACCCACAACCCAGACGATGTAGGGCTCACACCTACATGTAAGGAAGTGTATGCAGCGTCGAATCACCTACTTTAAGCACCTTGTAACAGCCCCAGAGGCCAACGAATGGTTCGACCTCGCCGAAGAGGCGGACCGCAATCAGAACGTGGACGCCGACTACACCGGCATCTTCAGCGGGCTCACCGTCACCCAGCAGGGGGCGCCCGACCTCACCGTCGAACTCGGAGCCGGCGTCGGCACCGACAAACAGGGGGCCCGCCTGGAGATCACTTCCCCGCAGACCGTCGATCTCGAATTCGACTCCGACGGGATCCCCACGGCCGTCCTCGGGGGCGGCAACGAGAAGTGGATCACCATCTACCTCCGTGCCACCCGCGCCCTGTCCGATGAGCGCACCGATGGCAACGGGAACCCCGTGTTCTATGTCCAGGACGAAGCGACGGAGATCGTGGTCACCCAGGGGACGGAGGCCCTCATCGGAGCGGCCACCAAGCCCCCGGTGGATACCTCGGACATCATCGTCGCCGACGTGAGGATCGAGCAAGGGACGATTCAGATCGTGGATTCCTCGCCTCCGGTGGTTGCCGGGGGTATCGATGTCGAGACGCGACGGGACTTCGCCATCCGTGCGACATCGACGAACCTTGATATTGATGCCGGGACGGTGGTGGATGCCGTGGATCAGCTGGTGACGGCGATCAGCACGAATGTTGACGTCATCGCCGGTCTCGATGCAACAGATATTGCGGCTGCGGCTGCGCCGCCACTTTCAGTTGGAACAGTGCGAACACAACTCGATGAACTAGCGGCGGCGAACACGAAGGTGATCATGGTGCCTGCAGTTCTAGCGGGTGACGCTGTACTCGGAACTGGCTCAGTGTCGTACGCGGATTCCAACAAATCGTTCGTCGCGAGTGCCGCGGGAACGACGATTCTGATCCCACTCACTGGTGTACAAGTTGGCGACGTGATCCAATCGTTCGAATTCTTCGTTGTAAAAAATTCTGGTGTCGGGACGTCTGATGGCCGTCTTGAGATCATTTCGTCGGCTGCCGCAACGACATCGTCGCTTTTTGCGTCAACCGCGTCTGGAGCTGGCCCACAAAGCGCGTTGCTAGATTCCGGCGTCGATGGAGGGACATTCCCCTACACCGTGACAGCAACGGACGCGATATTTTTCAATATTCAATCTGCGGATGCCGGCGACAAATTCTTGTTCGTCAAGGTCACCCTGGACCGTAGCGTGATCTGAAGCTAACGCACTGTCCATACATCCATACCGGTGATTAGCCGGTTGTCATGAAACACGTTCAGGTTCACTGATACGTTCGCAAATTCGGTCGGCTCCGGTACGTCAATTGGAATAGTGATCGGGCCGTTTCCGTCGAACGTGCCGGAGGCGATGCCGCTGAACTTTCCATTCTCAACGGCATTCGAATGGACCGTGTATTCGACGTGCCCATCACCCACGGTATAGAGAGTGATGGCGCATACAGAATCACTGATCGGGATACCCGTCGGTGTCCAGGTCACAGACTCCGTGTTGTTGAGTCGTAGGACCGCGTGATAGCGGGGATCGTAGGTGCCACCTCTTGCATCGACAATGGTCGAACGCATCGTGGGGATGCAATCGCCGTCAATGGGTGACGTAGGGGCGCAGGCCCCGAGAATGAGCGCAAAAATTATCGTTGACTTCATGATGAGATGATATGCACTACTCACCAGATGTCAACATGAGATGGCCGATTTCACTAGAAAATCATCGGCTACCTCGTACATACATCACTTGCATCGCCACGGAACAGCGTCTGGACATGACACGTCTACCCATGGGACGTTCCCGTCCGACATGCCCGCATCCATCTCAGCCCCGGCATCAACCATCCCAGCATCCGGCCCCGGCGACACCTTGCCATCGCACGCACCGAGACCAACAACCATCACAAACAGAGACACGATCATCCAACGCATAGCGTGATCGTATCGGTGCGTGGATCCTAGAACGGGATCTCGTCGGAGTCGTCAACCGGGGCCATTGGGGTGCTGGGGATGGCCTGGAGCGGGGATTCTGAAAGCTCGCCGGGGAGGTCGGTGTGTTCTTTGTTCATGATTACATTCCCTCTACGAGATCGAACATTTTGTTCAGGTTGGTGACGACGTCGTTGACGTCGGTGTAGGTTTTGTTGAACATCCACCCCCGGGTGGTTACCAGCACGTCTGCAACGTAGCTGTTGTGAACCGGCCACCCGGCTCGACGAACCGACACCTTGACATCCGACGTTCCAGTCCAATCAACGGCAAACGTGAACTTCGTGGGGGAAAGGTTGCTGAGAAGCGTAACGAGATTTGTGTGGGTCATTGTCTTGTCCTGTGTGTTCGTGTTGCTGGGGTCTCTGTCGTCCCCCTTGATTCTGTTTATAGCGAATCCATGACCTGGGATCAACAACTTTCGTCACTTTCTTCGGTCTTTTTTCTAAGTGACCGGAACCATTCGGGATTTTCTTATGGAAAACAGTCGAGTCCCACGTCTTTGCATCCCGCCCGCATCGTGCTAGCATCCCCGCCATGACCCCAGACCAGAAGCAAGCCATCACCCACCTCTGCGACCTCGTGGAGCGCGACGCCATTCCCCAGTTCTTCCGCGACGATTCCCGCCGGCGGGACTTGGTCGATGCCATTGCCGCGGCGCGGGCGGCGGCTCGAAAGATCGCGCTCCAGGAGATATCTGTAGTGGATGCCCCCTCACCGAGCGAGCCCGAACCACGCACCGGTGCATGCGTCACTACCGGAGCGACACGGGTGGCCTAGAAATCCGGCGCTACATAGGAGCCGGCTCGCGGCCGACACAAGTCATTTCGCGGCGACGAACTCCAAGGGGGCACCGTCACCAAGCACCGTCACGACCCGCTCGTTGAGCACGGCGAGCGCGATGATGGCACCGGGCTCCAAGGGCCCGTCGAACTCTACCGCCCGTTGGTGGCCATCACCCGCATCGCTAGCGTATACTGCTAGCGTATACCGCGAGTAGATGCCCGCCCGCGTTGAGGTCATTGACAACCGCTTTGCGAGCGGCGTAGAGGTGCATGCCCTGATACTTCACCGGGGAAGGGGCGATGAGTACGCCGCCGTCATGGATGTCGTACCTGCATACCACGCGATCCAGCTGCAACCCGAGGCGTTCCCCACGCGAACACCCGATGTAGCTTTCGTGAGCCGGGATTACGGCAACGGTACCGTCGTTATGTTGCATCGAGCGACCCGTGTCAGCGACGATGGGCGCCGTCATGTCGGACAATGGGATCTTGACGGTGAGCCCGACCACGTCGCGGTAACGGTCGTCGTCGGGGTGTACAGCGATGCCGGTGATGCCGAACACCATTTCCGGGTCGGTCATAGTTACAGGGACGACTTGGTCGGATGACGAACCGTTGACTGGGAACCCAATTTTCCACGCCGGGCGGGTATACCTCACCGTTACGCCCCCTTCTCGACGCGCAGCTCACCGTCGCCGCCGACCTCGTAGGACCCGTTGTTGAGTAGGACCTCGACCATGCCGGCGTGCTCCGCGGCGTAGGTTTCGATCAGGCCCTTGGCGCGCGTGAGCTGCGCCTTGAGGATACCTTCGATCTCGGCGTGGCGGGCTTCACTGACACTCGCCGGGACGTTGGTGTCGCCAGTCATTGCGAGGCTTGCACCCATCCCCAGTTGAGTGACCATGGCGGTGGCCAGTCGCGTGGCGCGGGCGATGTCGTCGCTGGCACCGGCGCACACCACCTTGAGTACAACCTCCTCAGCGGCCCGGCCACCGAGCATGGTGCATATCCGGTCGAGTAGTGCGGGCTTGGTCTGGACATACTTGTCCTTGGGGTCATCGAACGCCACGTAGCCCAGAGCGCCGGAGACATCCCCCTCGATCGTCACACGGCTGATCGGCGGCGCGTGCTCCAGGTGCAGTGCGACGACGGCATGACCGGCTTCGTGGACGGCGACGGTACGACGCTCCCCCTCGTTGAGATCCGGGCGATCGACCATCGAATCGAAGAGGGCGTCGATGTGTTCCTTCGTGGTCACCCCTTTGACGCGCTCGCGGATGCGGTAGCGAGCCAGGGCGCTACACAGGCCGGCGAGTGCAGCCCCGGTGTATCGGGTGCCGGTGTTGGGAGTTGGACCTGCGGTGCGCCGGACAAGAGTCGTCATGGCGTCGTCATCGATCTCCAGCTCTTGCTTGTCGTTGTACAGATTCAGGATCGCGCGGCGGGCGTCGTCATCGGGGTACCCGACATAGATCTGATGTCCGAGCCGTCCGTCCCGAAGCAGGGCGGGGTCCAGGGATGACGGGAAGTTTGTGGTGCCGATGACGAACACCAGTTCATCCTTGCGGAACCCGTCGAGTTCGGTGAGTAGCTGATTGACCATGGCGTGGGTGACCCCGTTGCCGCCGGAGTACATGTCCCGAGCCGGGGCGAGGCTATCGATCTCGTCGAACACGATCACTGCGGGTGCATTGCGGCGGGCTCGACGGAAAACCCGTCGGATGTTTTCTTCCGACTCGCCAACGAACTTGGACTTCAGCTCCGGGCCGTTGACGACGATGCAGACGCCATTGATGGCCGTGGCGAGCGCTTTGGCGAACAGCGTCTTGCCGGTGCCCGGGGGGCCATGTAGGAGGATGCCGCGGGGGATCATCGATTCGGTCTTTTTGTACTCCACGGGGTCATCGATTTCGTCGAGCCGCTCCAGGAACGAGATGATCTCGTCGTTGAGCTTGTCCTTGACGTCTTGGTATCCGCCGATGTCGTCGTCGAGACCGATGTCGGGGCGCTCGACATCGGCGTCGGTGGCCGCTTCCGCGAGCTGGTCGTACGCCCCATCGGGATCGATGTACGGCGCCACGTTGACGGCGTCGAGGGCCTTGATCAGAGAAAACGGGTTGAGGCCCGACACGAGCTGGTGAAGGCCGAATGGGTCGAACCGATTCGGTGCCGCCGAGAACTTGCGGGCGTGCTCGCGGGTCACCAGTTGCGGCAACCGCTCACGGGCGATACCCTCGCAACGCTCATGGAGGCCAAAGATCTTCGACAACGAATCCGGGATGACGATGTTCCGGTCCATGCACGCGAACCAGATCGCTTCCTCGGGGTTCTCGCCCACGAGCTGCGCGAACTGCCGAGCTTCCATGGTGAGGCTGCCGGAGCCGGACACCAACACACCGAGGAACGGGATCATGATGATCGGTGGCGAATCGTCCGCGGGCGGGTTGTTGATGGCCATTCGAATCTTTGCCATCATGACCTGAGACGGTGCGGCACCTTCCATCTCTGGTAGGGGTGCCGAGTCGATGTAGCGGATGCGGTCCGCGAGACTCTGGTCTTGATTCTTGAGACGGTCCGAGATGATCTGTGATACGAACGTCGAGACCATCAAGTCCGTTGAGATCAAGACGTGCTGGCCGCGGACCAACGCATCCGCGGCGCGCGTCAGTTGGGGACCATAGCCGATCGTGACGGCGTCGATGGGTTCGAGTTCTGCCGGAAGGTCCCGCTCTTTGATGTAGCGTTTGTTACTCATACCGGCGACACTAGCATTCCCGCCGGCGGGAAATCAAGGTCAAAGCACGCGGAATCGTCGGACGGCGTCGCGCCGCCATTGCCCCGCCCACATCGAGACATCCTTGGTCGAGATCACGCCGACCTCTAGGTTGCGGGTCAAACTGGTCTGCGCCAGGTTCGCGGAACCGACGACCGCGACGAGACCATCGGCGACGATGAACTTGGCATGCAAGTTGGTTCCCGGCTTCGGTAACCATACGCGGGCGCCGAGATCACTGAGCCGTTGACCTTGTTTCCGGGCGACACCGCCGGCCCATACTTCGACATCAACGCCGCGGTCAATGGCATCGTTCACCAATGCATCAACCATGCCATCATCGCCGATTGAAAATGTCACGATCACGAGACGAGACTCCGCGGCGCGCAAAATCTTGCACACCGTGTAGCCGTAGTCCAGGCCGGCGACGACACGACCGTTGGCAAGCCGTGGCGCCCGCTTCGCGTAGACTGAGATTGCGCGATCCCATGGGGTGCCGCGAGCCGTGTCCTTGCACTCCGGGTACCTCGAACATCCTCGGAACGGCCGCCCCCTGAAGTCAAGCAAAATTCGGTCGGCACCGCACCCACATACCCAATCCGACATATCAATGAATGTAGCTCAGGGTTGCCCTTTACGATGGATTCGTATAGGCTTACGGGATGCATGTGTACAAGTACAAGCCCGGTGATAGGTTCAAGACTTCGCGAGGCCGGCTGTTCACAACCGAAACTCTCGTCGGTGGGCGAATCGTGTTGCGGATGTCCGTGGCTGGAACCATGATGGTCGCCGCGACGTTCAATGGCGTCAGTGAGCTTGAGCGAGCCGTAGCCGGCGCCCGTGTTGTCCCGCACCCAGAGAGGGTCGGTACATGGAGGCGACCGTCAACGGCATCTGAGCGGCACCCATGGATGTTCCGTGAGTTCGTCGCCGCGGTGATGCATTCGGTGAGGGATGAGCCGGACCCCGAGGTTATCGAATTGGATGATACCGACGTGGTTCTTGATGGGGGAGGACGATTCAGTGATTCCCGCCGGCGGGAAATCGTGGATGCCGCCATCGCCGGGAAGGCAAAGTACGGCTCCGTCGCGCATTGGTACGACGTCCGAGGCAAACACCTCGGGGCCAGCAAGTCAACGATCTACCGGTGGCTCCGGGAACGAAAAGCGCGACCCCGACTACGAGTACTCGACGGAGGACTCAGTGGATGATGTCAATCCAAGAGCAGTTGTAAACCGGACTATGTGCCGTTTTAACAAGTATCTGTTTGACCGTGTCGATACTATAGACGGAGTAGTCGGCATCAGTGTCTCGATGTGTGACGACGATGGTCCTATAAATAGAATCGTCATCGATGATTTGAGACCGTGTTCCCGAAGGGACCGACGCGTCCCTTACATATCCATACGAGAACATGGTGGATGATTGCGATACTTTGTATCGCCCCAGAAGGTCATCGCCGGCATACAACCCAACTGCCCATTGCGTCTCACCCCAGAGCATGGCGTCTTGTACGAGGTCATCCCGCCCGTTATCGATGAGCCAGTCGAATGTGGTGACCAACGTGTCCGGTGTGTTCCATCTCGACGATCCCGGGACATACGTGCCCCATCCGGTGGGTCTAACGTATATCGGAGAATGCGTGACAAGGTACCGAATGACTATGTGCAGAGGCCAATCCGTAGCCGACTCCAGGACCGCCTTGGCACGCTTCTCCGGCCGTATGAGGGCAAGGGCTAGGGCGTCCGTCAGCGCCTTGGGTGACTTCGGGTCAAAGGGGTCCGTTGAGAGTCCCAGGAGATCAACCATGCTCTCGTAGATGCCGGCCATCAATGCGTCATCATTCATGGGGGCGAACCTACCACAACGGGCGCGGTGAGATCAACTCAGACGATGTTCGATTTTTGTGTTCGACGGGCTTGACATGGCCAAGTGGCTCATGTAGAGTGGCTACACCATGAACAAAAAATACCTCTACACGATCATCTCTACCCGCATCGCGGAAGCGGGTATCACTTCCGTCATCTCACCGACCGATTCGTTGGGCTGCGGCTCACCGACCGGAATGATCGTCGAGTTCGAAAACGGGATGCACTTGTCGATCCAGTATCACTGGGGTAGCTACAGTAGTGTCGGTCGAAACACTGGCGGTGATGTGACCGTGGAAACTGCGGTAACACTACCCGGTGGCAAGTTCTGGGATCCGGCGACCAAGGCGCCGTGGGTTTCGTATCAAGGACACTTCGACCAAGTTCAAGGATGGCAGACCATCGATGACGTCGTGGCCCTCGCGCGGCTTGTCGCGCAGCAGCCCGCCGCTACTGAACCGGAATGACGCGGGGGTAGTCGTAGCGCAGGACGACCGACTCGATGGTCTTGGCGTCCTCTTCGTTGTTCATCGACCCCAGAGTCACCGTTTTGGGATAGGCGTTGACCAAACGAATCCGCTTCCGCGGCGTGCCGTCCCGCTTGAGCTGCACGATATCGACGTCCCGCTTGTAGGCTTCGTCATCGAGACCAAGACCGGTACCGATGCCAGCACCGAGCGGGGAATCGACGTTGACATCGGTCGTGGTGATGAACCAGAAGTAGAGGTCGTCGTCGTTGTCGATGACCCCCCGCTCCAAGGTAACGTCGTCAACGGTCACGCGGCCCGGGGACTTGTACGCGATGGCGCGCCCGCCCTCCCAGTGATCGATGTCCTCGTGGGTCATTGTGATTTCCGACACGCTACGGAATTTCGCACGCGTCACGCCTTCGATCTGCACGATGAATCGGAAAGAATCGTGGAAGGTCGTCGCGGCTCCAGGTGAAGTGATGGGCATGTTGTCTCCTCTCCCCGTGGCGTTTCCCGCCGGCGGGAAACCGTGGGGTTAGATCGTGGAGTCCGCCGACAAGCGTGAGAACTCGATGATGATGAAGTCCGCGGGTGTGGCGAACGCGAGGCCAATCTTGCCGTTCAACTCGCCGGCCTCGATCTTGTCCGGGGGGTTGAGTGCCTCCCCGAAGTTGACGATGTACGCGGTGGATGGATCCTTGCTCCGGAAGGCATCGATCTTGAGCTGCGAAAGCAAGAACTGTTCCACGACCCGCGTGACCTCGATACGGAGGCTTTGGTCATTGGGGAAGTGCAAGAACGGGGTCAAGCCCTTGATGATGGTTTGCTCGATGAAAATCGCCCCGCGACGCTGAGCCACCCGCGGGAAATTGCTATCGGCGCGCAAGGTCTTCGTCCCATTGATGTACACGACGCCGTCGTCGTTGATCGTGATGGGGTTGATCAGCTCGGGGTAGACCTTGTCTTGAACCGCCCGCTCGCGGACCCGCGGTTCCTCGACGCCGACGACGCCCCGGAGTTGCCCGCGCTCGTTGTCACCCGCCGGGGACTGGTAGATGCCACCGGGAAACAGGTTGTCCGTGGCGGCATAGCGCCCGGCAACAGCACCACTCACCGGGATCGCGATGTTGGCGGCATTCCCAAACACCACCTCATCGGGATTGATGATGAGCGGGCGCGGCCAGTAGGTGATCACGAATTCGCTGAGCCCGGTGAGGGCGTTGGTCGCCTTGAAGTGAGTGACGACCTCATCCTCATTGAGACCCGCCGGCGGATCCAAGATCCCGAAGATGGCGCCGCCTCGAATCACCTCGCAGTATTCGACGATCCCATTCTGGAGTACCGCCGACGTCTGGCCAGGGACACACAAGATGGACGTCACAGTCTGGTCAAGTACCCGGAGACCGGTAGCACCATTGGCGCTGCGACCACCGAGAAAGTCGGTATCGGCAAGACCCACGAGACCATCATCACCGCCGGTGAGTGGTCCCAGCAACCCGTTGGCGGGGCGGGTGTCCGCCGCTGCCAGTTCGAGGTCAGTCGCCGAGATGTAGTCGCTCGCGGTAAGCGCCGCCTCAACGAACCCGCTATTCAGGGGGTCCATGGTGAGATTGGCGAACCGTTCGAGAACGAGCCCGTTGTCTTCCACCGAGAGGTTGAAGAACTCGGCGTCCCCGTTGGTGGCATCTTCGATGCGCACCTGCAAGGTGTTGGCATACTCACCGTCGGTCTTGCCGTCAATCTGTACCGTTGGCGCCGCAGCACCGGACGTCCCGCTTACCGTAGCGGTGGTCCAACCCAAGGCGATCTGGATCGCGGAGCTGGCGACCTGAAGCGTGGACGCCGGGCCCGTGGTGTTGCTCTCCAGCCGCACCGCCCCGGAACCAAGGACCGTCACAGTGGTACCAGGAACATCGGCTTCGACGACCGTCTTGACCTCAGCGCCCGTCACGGCATCGATATCCGCGACGTCACCGGTACCAACAGCAGCACCCGCCGGGAATGCGAACGCCGCCGCCGCGGTACCACCGGTAATCTCGACGCTTGACGCCGTGCCCCGAGTATCCGACGTGATGGTCACGACGCCACCGGCACCGCTGGCGAACGCCCCCGAGATCTTGGCATTGATGACCGCCGCGACCTCGGCCGATTTCGCGAGCGCGATGTTGGCGAACTCCGCGGTGAGGAACGTGATGGTCTGCGCCAGACCGCCGTCAACGCTTACGTCAAGGGTCTGAAGATCGGCGAGGACGTAGTCCTCGGAGTTGACCGACGTCTGGGCACCGGGCGCGGCATCGAACGTTGCGAGAACGGCACCGCCACCATCGACATCAATCGCAACCTGATCACCGGGTTCAAAGTCGAATGGTCCGGGATTGGTTCCGTCAATCACGGCGGCCGTGGGAGCACCGCTTGCCGTGAGCAGATTCAAGGTAGCGGCTGCGGACGTCTTGGTCGCCGGGTCAAGAACATCGGTGTAGTGAACCACCCGAGTGATGATGGCGCGTTGTCCGCCCCCGAGGAAGAACGCCAGGACCGATTGTGGGAGTTCGCTGTCGGTGATGAACCCACCGAAGATGCGCTCGAACTCATCGAAACCGACGACCTCGGTGGGCGTGAAAGGCCCGCGCTCCGTGACACCGACGAATCCGGCCACCGAAGTCTGGACGGGATCGAATGCTCGCCGTGTCGGCTGAGCTTCCCTGGCGTAGACACCAGGCGAAAGATATTGGTTCGACATCAGTTGCCCCCCTTATTCCGCTTCCGAGACTTCTTCACCGGGGATGCCTTTGGAGCCGAATCATCCGCGTCTGGGATGAACTCTGCGCGCACCCAACGGAGGCGAACCACGAGCCGCTTGAAGTCCGCGGTGTGCTGCCATTCGTCGGGTACCTCGACCGGCACGCCGGGATTCAGTCGGATCCCCACCGGGACGTGGACTTGCTCTCGACGGACACCCCGCTTTGCGGAACGGCCAGAGAGTGCCCTCTGTCGGGACTGTGTTTTGGTAGCCTGCGACCTGAGACGCTTTACGACGGTGGTCGCCGGCCCCGCCATTTCGATCGGTGCCGGAGGGCGCCGTACATTCGTCAGTCGGATCATGATGACGAGTTTACGGCACGGTATTTGCTATCATCTCATGTATGGAACCAACATTCGATGACCAAGGCGACCGCCTCGATCTGAACGGTGACTACGCCGCCGTCGTGTTCGACAATGAAGATCCCCGCGGCCTTGGTCGTATCCGTGCCACGATTGATGGCATCGTCGATCAGCCGGCGACAGGATGGCTGTACCCAGCGGCGATGGGTGCCGGGCCAGGTATCGGAGCTTGGATGGTCCCCGAAAAGGGATCCGATGTCGTAGTGAGATTCTTCCTCGGGAATCCCGATGAGGGTTACTACTACGGCGGTTCGTGGCCGACGACATCGGTACCTGCAGAAACCGAAGGCGGGTCACCCCGGATCTGGGTGATTGCCAGGAAGCGATACGCCATCATACTTGATGACAAAAACGAGACCGCCGCATTGATCGATCGTGAAACCGGTGGCGGCTTCCGTCTCACACGCGACGGGTTGAAGGTGGACATCGGCGCCACCGCAGACCTATCGATCACCGCGGGTGGCAGCATCACCATCGACGCCCCCGTGGTGACGATCAATGGGCGCGACGTGTTGACGTCAATCCTCCCGATCAGCTGATTCGTCGAGGTCGTTCGGAATCCCGTCGCTTGCGTACCGGCGCAGATGATCGACGAATTCCTCTGGCTTCAAGTTCAGCTGCAAGACGTTCCGAATAACGTACTCCACGGCATCGACGAACGTCTCGCGCAGTCCTTCTTCGATGATGGTGTCCGCCGTCACCGTACATTCCTCCTCGGTGGCGCCGAGCAGCTCATAAATATACTTCACCGCGATTCGGTCATGAGGGGCTTCAAGGGTGGGGGAAGCACGATCGCGGAAGATTTGCTGGACCCACAGTCCGGTCGGGGTGCTTGGCATTGGAAATGGCGTTGTGTCACTCATTGTCGTTCCTTTGATTTGGGCGCATCACTGCGCCGGGTTATATGGATCGTGTCACACGCGGGCATCATTTGTCAAGTGACAAATCATCGATGTGCCAAAACTCGTCAATGATGGCCGAAATTGGGTGCCCGGTCTCGGCGTATCTGTCTACCAGTGCGACAACACATTCGCTGTGGTCTTGGTTCTGGCCAAGCGAGTCCGCTAGTGTCGCGAGGCGCAAGTATTCCGTGATGGACTCAATGACGTAGCTTCGGTGCGGCGCCAATGCGCGGATCCACCTGTAGACAGCGGCATCGGATGAATCCCCCATAAGCGCCATCATTAACATGGTCATGAGACTCTGCTTCGGAACCTCGTGTGACGGCTTAGTCGATATCGTCTTCTTGACAGACAGACCCGTGGTGTCGATGTCGATGTCGATGGGAAGCTCGAATTGAACCAGAGCTAGATTTTTGACTGCATAGAGATGCATATTACTCATAGCGAGTCGGCGTCTTCCTGATCCTGGAGGTACTCGATCAGATCTTCCGAATCGTCAAGAACCGTTGGATTAGTCAGAATGGCACGAAGATTGCGTCGGAACGTCTCGAAAAGGCCACCAGCTGTGATTGCGTTGATTGTGCGCGCGCGGGCATCATCGGTTTCCCCAAGGATAGCGCGGATGAATAAGGCAGCTATCCGTCCATGAGGGAGGTTCATAGCATCGGGGTCTGCGTGTTGAATCTGTTCGACACACCATCCCACGATGGGATCAGACATGTCGATTGGGAATGGACTGTTCTCGGTTTCGTGGCTCATGCTCACAACGTTGACACACGCCGCCCCGGATGTCAACGCTTGGGCCATACATTTTTGCGCGCGTCACCCGTTGACGAGTCCGCGAAAATCGTGCTACACAGCTGCTATGGGTACTTTCAACAAATATGACTGTCTCTTTGGGGCGATCCGCCCCGGGGACGACTCTGTCTGTATCATCCTTCGACCAATTACCATGGATGACCGGGTGCATCCTCTGGGTTCCGTCAAGATCTCTCCTGGCGACATGTTGCCATCGGGTGAATGGACTAGCGCAGTCCCCTACCGCGCCGTGGTTCCATGCTTTGGTAGGAACGGCTGCAACGGCATGGAAGAATTCCACGAAGCCGGCGCCGCGTTGGTATACGCCAAAAAATTGGGCCTCAGTGGTGTCGCATCGCTTGTGAAGGTCGCTAGCAACGGCTTGGGTGATTACCCCGATTATCTACTTTCCGACGCCATGCGCAGCATCATGACCCCACCATGGGAGGCGCGGGCATCGACACTCGACCGGCTCCCAGACCTGGGGTTTGTTTCCGCTGGCCAATATCTCGGGAAACCGGTATGGCAACACCCATCATCGAAAGACCTTCGCATCATCGCCTACACCGGCAGTGACGAAGATCCCGGAATCGACAGATTCTTCTCAGAGTGGTTCACCCGTGATGCCACCCCAGATGCGGGGGCCATACTTGTCTTGAGACAAAGTGGTGATGGGTATGAAGTACACACACACATCCGGGTCGCAAACTTCGGCCGACGGTGGAAAGACCTCACCGGATTCTATCTCGGTTTTCCAGAAGACCAACAGTTCGCGCTCGGTGTCTTGGCCCGCCTGAGTGCCACGTGGGTGCGTCGGGACACCTGGGATCTCCTATCGTCCCCCGACTTCCCCCGCACTTTCCGTACCAACGAACACGCCCGGCTTGATCGCATCGCCGAGCGTGTTGTCGCCCCGCCCTGCGACGTGAATGACTGGGAGCACGCCAAGTGGGTCAAGAACATCGGGGCATGGCCCCAACTGTTGGAGCATCTCCATTTGGATCACTACATGGTTCAAGAAACATTCATCAATGATCCTGCCCCACTACAGGACCCACAGGTACGGGATGACCTCGCGCAGCTGTACACGTTCGAAGCTACGATGACCTATTCTCTGAGCCGTGCCCTACTCCCCGGCACCCATGCGTCGAGAGATTCGGATGGGCTCGATGCGGAATACGTTGCCGCCGAACACATCTACCGTACCAGTGTGGAACGGTTGTACGCACTCAATTCCCGCTGGCAGGAATGGTCACCCAACATCGAGACAGAACCCGGGGAACAGGCCAGAGTTCGGCTCACACTGCCAAAGGTGTTTGGATACCCCGGCGGCCTCGTGGTCGAATGGGCTCAGTGCAACGACGATCCGATGATCATTCCGCCCGCGTTCATCAATGGAATTGACGCGACAGCCGGAGACGTCATCGTGTGGGATGGCGTCCGGTTCAAGCCGGCGTGAGTTGGTCCCGGATCACGTCCCATCCGGTGTCCGGCATCGTCTCCGCCGGTCCGCGGGTGTAGCGTCGCCACCTCCGCCCCTC